ACTATAGGGTTGTCCAGTTTGATACAGAATCAGCAACAATACAAACAGGAAAACGCCTAACAAAAAGCGGCATAATAGCAACAGATTCTGCCTATAATGTTGCAACTTATACTGCACTACCAGATAAAAAGTATTTAATACAATTACTCCCCGGCGCAACATATACTGATCTTAGATTAATCGAACTGCTGAAAAATAACGTTGTTGTCGCTTATCAAGCACCAGAACGCAATGCAGTAACAACAATTTATGTACATGACTTTTCTGGAACTATCCGTGTAAGTTACCGTGCTGTTGATACAACAAGTTTTAGCCTAAGAATTATTGAAACAAACGATGAATATAATGTAGAACGATTATCTAGCTCTGTTTACAAATTGTTAAATACAACAATCCCGACAATTCAGACAGGAAAATATATAACACCAACAGGTGACCTTGCTGATTCAAATGGTTGGGAATATGTTGATTTTATCGAAGTATCAAAAAACGACGAAATAACTTTTAAAGCATTTGGAAATAATTCCGCACTACCTGTTGCTTGCCTATATGATGCAAATGGAACACTTCTAAGCAAAATTAGAATGTCAGATCAACCTTATGAATATGTAACATATATTGTGCCGGAATCCGGTAAAATGCGATTCTGTTCTTACAAAAATCTTGGTTATTCTTTATCCGTATATATTTCAAAAAGCGATGTGAGAAGCATACTTTTTGGAAAGCGTATAACTGTCATTGGTGATTCCATAACAGCTCATAACTACACAGCAAAAAAGAACTGGACAACCTATATGGCAGAATGGGCAGGATGTACGGTTCAAAATCTTGGAATAAGTGGGACTGGGTTCGCGAAACTAAGCCCGTATATAAACAGAATCAGCAGTATCACAAGCCCGGACATAATTGGTGTTGCAATTTCATTTAATGATCTTTCGGCAGGAATCCCCGTAGGCGAAAAAACCGATACAGGCAACACAACACTAGCAGGATATGCAAATTCCTTCTGGGATGCTTTAATAGCCGCATATCCCACAACACCGATTATTTGCTATTGTCAAAGCCCTTGGGGCTTGTTACATCCAGATGGGGATAGAACAGATGATGATAACTATGTGAAAGTAATGGGCGAAATATGCGCGGCTAAAGGTATCCCATATTATCCAGAAGCATATTATGGATGCGTACTTAAACCTTGGATAGACAGCAACAAAACATATTTTTACACGCACGATGATGAAACATCTGAACAGTACGGAACGGCAGATAATGTACACCCGAACAGTATAGGACATAAAGTGATATTTAGATATTTGTATCCACACTTTGCGACAAACTGTATAGATGACGGATTAAACTATATCGCTTAAAGGCCTACTTAAGTCAGAACCGTCTCGCAGCACCGAAGGCTTGTGATCCTCGCGGGCGGCTGATGTAGGTGCTGCCGGACGATTCCGGCAGGTGAATAATAATTAGACTGACAGTGCATATGAGAGGAGGCGGGATCATGCTTCTGATCAGGGTTATGACTTACCTCGCAATCGTGTCGGCAGCAGTTCGGCACTGATCAGAAAGACTACAGTCTCGCACAATGGATACTTTAAATCACTAAATAAATATACCCCAGACATACCGTCTGGGGTTAAACTTTATTCACCAATCAGCATCGACACAAGATTCTTCAAACTTTCAAACTCAGTCTTCACATCTCCAGCGTCCTTACTTGTATAAGTCTTATGATAGGCACCATGCTTATTACAAAAGTCCATAAGCACTTTTTCATACTCTTTTCGAGCTTCAATATAAGCATTATAAGCTTTCTCAACCTTATCAGCATCCCGCTTACGCGCGGTCGCCTTATCAGTAAGTTCAGCTTCTGCCTTTTTCAGATCTTCTACACTTTCATAAAGTTTCTTGGTTACATCGCTATAATATTTCATAATAAATATCTCCTTTTATATTTATTCGTGGTTCCTTTCCCACGTATATAATTATTATATCAAAAATTTTTGTAAAAAGCAAATTTCAATATTGAATAACTACTACTGGTTTCTTTAGTTTATCCATATAATCCATCATATCTTTAGTCCCTTTACTTTGACAATCCCAAAAAGCAATTAGTTTATCAGCATAATCTCCCATCTGATGATTTCGTATATATCCAGCGGCCGCACCATATTGTTGCCAATCAGCGGAAAAACTTTTGATTGGAATATAATTCCGCGTAGCCCAAATTTTTCCTAATGAATCGGCACCTTTTGCTTCCCCACAAACAACTTCACTAATTCGATCTTTTTCTTTGTCTAATACTTCTTTTAACAATTGATAATCATTAAATGTTCTACTTCCAGCAACTATTACTTTCTTCTTTACAATATAATTTGGTGGTACAAAATCATCGGCCGCGCGCCATCCCCATTTATCACCAACCCATAACAAAAACCAAGTTTTTCCATATTCATCACAATATGTATCCAAAACTTGAACTATTTCATCTGTTTTAATTTTCTTTGCTTTAAACAACTCTTTCTCACTTCCTTTATTATATAATACCACACATTTTGAATTTATGCAACTTTTCATATTTACTACTTCCATTCACCACTTAACTATAGTAATAATTTGGAGGTAATAAAAATGATTGTAGGCACTACTCCAACTTTCACACTTTCAATACCAGAAGATAGCGGGGTTAATTTATCAAAAGCAACTAATATCTACTTTACAATCCGTCAAGGCTCCATTATCTATACAAAAACTGGCAGTGATATAACTATAGTTGATGAAAATACAGTTACAGTTTCTTTAACTCAAGAAGAAACTTTATCATTTAAATATTTAGTTGACGCAGAAATCCAACTTAATTGGACAGAAGGAAATAAAAGATACGCAACAAAAATCCGTAAAATTCCTCTTGATAAAAATCTTATAAAAGAGGTAATTGAATAATGAATGGACAATGGATTGAGCAGTTTCCAGAATCTAATAAATATGATTTAGATTTAGAAGAGACTATTTATGAATTAGAAATTGATAATCTAATGGGTAAAATCCCACTTGATTCTCCAGCTTTTATTGGCACTCCTACTGCTCCAACTGCACCACTTGGTACAAGTACAACTCAACTTGCAACAACTGAATTTGTACATCAAGAAATTGATGCATATAATGAATCTATTATAGTAGAATAAATTTGAAATATAAATAAATTTATGATATGATAAAACCATCGTAAAGAATATTTATATAATTATAATAAGGTATCGAGAAGTTGAATTTGACTTCTCGATAATTTTATGGTATAATATTTATATATAATGAAAAGAGAAATTATATGAGAATGTAGATGGAGAATGAATTAAATTGTCCAAATTGTGGTGCTCCAAGAACTGGTACTATATGTGAATATTGTGGTACAGTTTTTTATAATATAAATCATATAGAAGCAAAACAATCTGAAATAAATAAAATAAAAGCTGAAATAAATAAACTACAGTTTGAAAATAATTTATTTGCAGTAAGTAGTTGTTGGTTTCCAGATTATTATAGGAGATATTAAATGGAATATGGAATAAATGTTACTCTTAAAGAAGTAAATGAATAATGGAGATAAATAAATGACTAAAACTTTTTGTGATAAATGTGGAAAAGAAATAAAAGATCCATTTTATATATATGTCCCTGCTAAAGCATCTTGGTCTCTTCAAACAATTAATCATCAACATGTAACTAGCTATATGCTTTGTAAAAAATGCTTAGTTTCTTTTGCTGAATGGTTTGGCAGCGATTTTCTTTTTAGAGAATATAGTAAAATAGAGGAAATATAAATGAGTTACGGAATTAATGAAATTCAATCTCTTTCTTTTAAAGAAGGAGTAAGATCTCGTATACAAATGTATCTTGGATCAGATGATTTAGAAGGAACCTATCAAGCATTTAAAGAAATTATAAATAATTCAACTGATGAAGCTATCGCTGGATTTGGTAATAAAATTGAAATTAGCGTAAATGAAAAAGAAAATGCAATTACAGTTCGAGATTATGGGCGCGGCGTCCCATTCGGAATAAGAGAGGATGGAGAAAACGTTCTTGTATCTATTTATTCCAAGTCTCATACTGGCGGCAAGTTTGAAGAAGGCGCTTATAAAAATGCGTCAGGACTCAATGGTATTGGTGCTAAATGTGTATGCTTGAGTGCTCTTGAATTTCAAGTCCAAAGTTTCCGTGATGGAATCGAAGCTCGTGCGCACTTTATAAAAGGAGATCTTGACTATTATAGTGACTCTCATCCAACTAGTCAACCAAACGGCACAAGAGTATGGTTTATTCCAGATCCAGAAGTATTTAAAACCGGAGAAATTGGTTACTCATATAAAAAAATTTGTGAAGATATAAAGAATATTAGTTATCTTTATAGTGGTATTACTTTTATTATTACAAATGAAAATACAAAAGAAGTACAAACTTATTGTGCCAAAAATGGTATTATTGATTTTATAAAAGATAATATTACTAAGCCGCTTCATAAGCACATCATTTATGATTCAGTAACTGATTCAAATGGTGATAAGCTTGAAATTGCATTCCAATGGGGAAGCGGAAAAGAGCAGTCATATGTATTTGTAAATGGTTTGCTTTGTCCCGAGGGTGGCAGTCCTATCACTGGTGCAAAAACTTCAATTACTCGTACTTTTAATTCGCTTTCAAAACAGAATTTTGATGGTGATGCAATTCGTGGCGGATTATTCTATGTAATTAACTGTTCAGTTTCTCAGCCTTCTTTTGCAAATCAAACCAAATCAAAAATCAATAATACAAATCTTCGTACTATGGCATCAAATTGTTTTAGTAATGCACTAAAGCAAATGAAAATTAAATATACTGAAGAATTTGAAAGTATTGTTGAACTATTAAAGAAAATCGCCAAAGCAGAAGCTGCGGCCGAGCGCGCACGTAAACAAGTTCTTGATGCAACAAAAGACATTGAAAAGAATCAAAAGAAGAAAGTCTTTGCATCAGATAAACTTAAAGATGCTGAATTTCTTGGGCAAAATGCTACGTTGCTGATTGTAGAAGGTGATTCCGCGGCCGGTGGCATCGCAAAAGCGCGCGACTATAAGAATTATGGAATCTTAGCTATTCGAGGAAAGATTTTGAATTGCTTAGCGCATCCAGAAGAAAAGATTTTCCAGAATGAAGAGATCAAACTTTTACTCAGTGCGATGAATATTGTGCCGGGGAAATACAATAGCTCTCGTCTGCGCTATGGCAGAATCGGAATTTGTACTGATGCAGATGCAGATGGCTATCACATAGGACTGCTCATCATGGCCGCTCTTCGTTACCTTGCACCGGAATTTCTCAATGAAAAACGTCTTTGTTGGCTTCGTTCTCCACTTTATATTGTAAAGAATGGCAAAAATGAGTCTTATTACTTTACAGATGAAGAATTTAATAAAGTACGTGGCAAGCTTAAAGGTGAAGTTCAGCGCGCGAAAGGCTTGGGCGCCCTAAGCGTAGAGCAAGCACATAAATCTATGTTCACTCCCGAATTTCAGCGTATGGATGTGCTTGAACCAGATCCAGATAGTCTATATATGTTGGAAGAGTTAATGGGTAGCGATGTTGAACCAAGACGAGAGTTCATTTTTAATAAAATTGATTTTTCGGAGATTAGGGAATAATGGAAAAAATTATATGCCCCACTTGTCATAATAAAATGTATATTACTATTGACGAGTGGGGACACACTCCTTGGCATCTACATTGTGATAATTGCCATATAAATATTGGTATGAAATAGATAAAAAATGTAGAGAAATATATTAGAGAAAAAATACCAATAAATACATATATTGAAGAAGTTTAAATTAATTATAAGAAGTCAAAAAATTGACTTCTTTTTATTTTTATGATATACTATATATAGAAAATAAAATTGGAGAATACTTATGAAATTTATTGTAGATAAACTTCCAAATAACAGTAAAGATTGTATTTTTTCTAAATGGCATCCATATCCGCCAATAATGGAAGAAGCTGGATATTATGAATGTATAAAATGTCGAAAAGAATGTAATTTAACTAGAAAAAATACAGAATGTTATTTATTAAAAGAAGGTAAAAATGAGTAATTTAAAACAAGTAATAGAAGAATCTTTTACCCAATATAGTGGTGCAGTCCTTCAGTCACGTGCACTTGTCGATGTAAGAGATTGTTTAAAACCATCAGCGCGACAGATCTTTTATTGTCTCTATACTGATAAATTTCTGTCTTCAAAGCCTTTTAAAAAGACTCTTAAAGCGATTGGTAGCGCCGCGCGCATGTATATTCATGGCGACTCTTCTTGTGAAGGAGTTATTATGCGCGCGGGTCAACCTTTTGCCATGCGCTATCCTCTTATTGAAGTAGAAGGAAATGAAGGTAGCCTTATGTCAAGTGGAAGCTGGGCAGCGCCACGTTATACAGCATCCCGTCTTAGTGAATTTTCAGTTCGACTCTTTAATGATATTGATAAAGATACTATTAAAGAATGGCGAGATAATTATGATGACACAGAACAATATCCATCTGTACTTCCTACAAAAGGGTTCTATAATATAGTAAATGGTACTATGGGTATTGGTATTGGCGCGGCCAGTTCTATCCCACAATTTAATATTAAAGAGGTAAACCATGCACTAGAAGTATTATTACTTAATCCAGACGCTACGTTCGATGATATTTACTGTGCGCCTGACTTTGCTACGGGCGCATTACTCCTTAATGAAAAAGAAGTTAGAGAAGCCCTCAAAACCGGTCAGGGGTCAGCGTGCAAGCTTAGATCTGTTGTGGAGTGGGATTCCGCAGAAAGAAGTTTTATTGTATCTCAAATCCCTTACTCCGTGTATACCAACACGATCTGTGAAGAACTCGAAGCAATTTTAAATGATGAACTCAATAACCCAGGTATTGAACGTTTCAATGATCTTACTGGCATTGATCCACTTATCAAGATTTATCTTACTAAAAAAGCCAATCCAGATCGTGTACTAAAGTATCTTTATAAAAATACATCACTTCAAAGTTATTTTGGTATAAATATGACAATGCTTGATGATGGCCGCTATCCAAAAGTATTTGGTTGGAAAGATGCACTTCAAGCACATATTGATCATGAAAAGATTGTATATAGGCGTGGATTTAAATTTGATCTTGCAAAGATAGAAAAGCGTATCCATATTCTTGATGGACTTTTGATTTGTATTGCAAATATTGATGAGGTAGTAAAAGTAATCAAGACCTCTACGTCTACAGCGGCCGCTTCAAAAGAATTACAGAATCGTTTCCTTTTAGACGATGAACAAGCAAAAGCTGTTCTTGATATGAAATTATCTCGTCTCGCAAATCTCGAAGTAAAAAAGCTTGAAGATGAAAGAGAAAAGCTCCAAGTTGAAGCCACGCGCATCCATAAAATTCTTGAAAGTGAAGAACTTTTTAACCAAGAACTTATAAACGGCTGGCGTGAAACTGCTCAAAAGTTTGGAGACACGCGCCGCACTCAGATTCTCAATATTGAAAATGAATCTGATGAACCGACTGAAAAGAAGCAACTTTCACTTTCCTTTACTAATAAAGGCGCAGTATTCGTAACAGAAACATCTTCCCTTTATTCTCAACGCCGTAATGGAATTGGAACCAAGCTAAAACTTGAAAAAAATGAGATTTTGGTAGATAATATAATTGGTGAAAACACAGAAACAATTCTGTTCTTTACCAATAAAGGAAATTACTACCATATGAAGATGGGAGAGTTTACTGTTGGAGAAAAGCAATATCTGGCAAATTACTTTTCTATAGGAGATAATGAAACTCTTACAGCAGCAGTCAGTTTAAATCCTAAAAATGCTTCTAAATTTATTGTCTTTGTAACTAAGAATGGACTTATAAAAAAGAGTAAACTTAGTGAATATAACATGAAGCGTAATGTCGGAGCGCTCGCTATAAAGCTTGATACTGACGATGAAATCGTTTCAATTCTTATTCTTGAAGATGAAAAGATTGGTATTATGTCAAAATGCGGCCAGTTTATTATGGTTGCAACTTCACCTATAAAATCTATTGGTCGTGTGACTCGAGGTATTATTGGTATGAAGTTAGCGGCCAGCGATGAAATTATGACCGCGCGCGTAATACCAAATAACACAACACATTTATTTAGTATCTCTACAGATGGTTATGGAAAGTCAACATCAATTAATGAATTTTCTGTAACTGGTACAAATACCAAAGGCGTTAAAATCCAGAAAGCAGAAAATATGTGTGACTTTATTCCAATCGTTACACAATCAGATATACTTATTAATTCAAATACAACACAAATCCGTATTAAAAACAGTGAAATTCCTATTCAATCACGTGGCACTATAGGTGTAAAACTCATTAAGTTAATTAATAATAATGTAATTGGAATTTCTTCGTTGTGAAAATTTGAAAAGTTCTGAAATTTATAGTATAATATATGCAGAAAGGTTGAGAGAGATAAAAACCTTTTGAAAACAAATAAAAAAATATTTTTAAATTATAGGAGAAATGAACTATGAAGCTTACTGAAAAGACTTTTGAAGCACTTGAATACCTGCAGGCACACGGCGGCCGCGCTACCACAGAAGAGATGCGTGTTGCTCTTAATTGCGAGAAGATCGCTTCCATCACTGGTCGTGTGAATTCCCTCGTGAAGAACGAGTTGGCCTATCGTGAGAAGGTCGCTGTTGAAGGCGAAGAGAAGCCTCTTACCTACGTTCAGCTGACTGATGCTGGTATTAATTTCGTTCAGGGAACTGACGAAGAGTAATTCAAAAGGGAGCATTAGCTCCCTTATCAGCCTAAATAAACTATAAACTATAAACAAAAACTAGAAACAAAAACTGAGGTAAAATAAATGTTGAGACAAGCAGAAAATAAAGTAAGAATTGAAGGTATTTTGTCCGAAATCAACCTGAAGTATGGTTCTTTCGTTAAGAATGGTGCCACTGTTGATAATATTGGTGGTAATATCAAGGTTCTGGTTCATCAGACAATCAATGGTGAAGATGTTTCACTGGAAATTCCAGTGTATATGTTTGCAACTAAGTTTACAAACGCAGGTAAGCCCAATCCAGCATATGAATCTATTCAAAACGTTATGACCGAATATGTTTCAATTGCATCTGGTGCTGGTGAAGCTGGTGCGGATAAGATTCGTATTACGAATGGTAATATTCGTATGAATGAGTATTACAATCAGCAAGGTCAGCTTGTATCTTTCCCAAGAGTTAACGCGTCTTTTGTTACAAAGGCAACTGGAGAATTTCGTCCAGAAGCATCTTGGAGTCTTGAGTTTGCTGTATCTTCAATGGATTTTGTAACTGATGCAGACGGTGTTGAAGTCGAACCTAAGAAACTTCGTATCAAGGTAATCGTGCCGCAGTATGGTGGTAAGGTTGATACGATGGAATTCTATGCAACTAATCCTCGTGTTATTGATGCAATTACTTCTTATTGGGAGAATCAGAAGACATATAGCGCAAAAGGTAGACTGAATTTTACTAGCACAACTCGTGAAATTATTGAAGAGTGTGATTTTGGTGAACCCGATGTTCATATTCAGACAGTTAGTGTTAGTGAGTTGATTGTTACAAAGGGAACTCAGTCTGCGATGGAAGATGATATGGAGTTTAAGCCAGCAGATTTGGCTGCGGCACTTAAGGAGCATAAGGCTTATCTTGAGACACTTAAGGATAAGACTTCTCAGAAGCCGCATAGTACTCCGGCACCTACAAGTTCAAATCAGGAATTTGATCTTGGCTTCTAAGGAGGTGCCTTATGCATCTTTGGGAAGTAGAAAAGAATGTAATTTCGAGAGATCTGAAGGGTAAGTATGTTCTACTTTACGGTAAACCTAAGCAACTTGGGTATTTGTTAAGTAATTAACATCTAAATTGTAGTAAAAACTGGAAGCCTAAACTACTTTATAGTAGCATGGTAATCAGAGCGGAAGTTATAATTTAAAAGTTATAACACGCGCAACGCATAGGAATATTAAACATTTGAATATAGGAGGTTGTCCGGAGATGGAGAACTATTTTACAGAAGAACAAGAACAAAAAATTATAGAACTTTATACAAAAGAAAAACGTGGTCAATTATATTGCGCAAAAGCTGTTGGAAGTACGAATGTTAAAAAAGTAAAAGAGGTATTACGGAAACATAATATTCCCATTCGTAATTTTTCAGAAGCGGCATCTGAGTCAAATAAAAATCGAGCTTTATATAAAAATGAAAATTATTTTTCAACACAAAGCCATAATATGGCATGGCTGCTTGGTTTTTTAGCAAGCGATGGCACTGTTAGTTCTTCTGATAATACAATTAAAATTGGTCTCGCTGCAAAAGATAAAGAAATATTAGAAAAAATAAAGCAAGAAGTTGAAATTGAAAATAAAATTGTTGAATATACTACTAATGATGGTTTTGATTGTGTTGATTTGCATTGGACTTGTGCAAAACATAAACAACAATTAGCAGAATACGGTATTACACCTAATAAAACATTTACTTTAAAAGCACCATTAAATTTGTCACCAGAATATTATATTGATTTTATTCGTGGATATTTTGATGGTGATGGTAGTGTTAATTTAATTCAAGGTAAAAATTTACGATGGCAAATATGTAGTGCTTCTAAAGATATACTTGAATGGATTGTAAATACTTTATATAACCAAAGAAGTATTTCAAAAGTAAATGTTCAATCATCTAATATTAATAGAAAATCAACTTATTATTATATTCAATATTCAACCAATGCTACAAAACAAATATATTATGCTTTATATACTCCTAATTCTTTATTTTTAAAACGAAAAAAAGATCATTTTGATGAAATCGTTCAAATGAAATAAATTCCCACGAGACTACATACTCTTAAATAAGAGTAGAAAGATATGCTGAACTTATAGGAAACTATAAGAAGTAATGGATAAAAAGCCTTTACGATAACATAATTGAAGAGCGGTAAAACTACCGCGGCTTGCTCATTCCCTGATGCAGTTCTCTTAGCATTTGAAAAAGGATATAACGCAATTGGGAATGCATATCCTTTCGATATAAATAAGTGGTCTGATTTTAAAATGGCTCTGCGAGATCTTGAAGATGCTCGTGCGAAAGAACGTTTTAAAACAGTTATTATTGATACAGTTTCCATTTGTTGGGAATTGTGTGAAAAATTTGTTTGTCAGCAAAATGGTGTACAAAAAATTAGTGACATCCCATGGGGCGCAGGCTATACCGCATGTAAGAAAGAATTTGAGACATCCATCCGAAGAATCACACAGCTTGGTTATGGAGTTGTATTAATCGCACATAGCGCATCTAGAGTAGAAAAAACTGCCGACGGTAGTGATATTGAAATCATTTCACCAGACTTGCCAAAGCGTGCAAGTGAAGTTTGTAATGGAATTGTTGATATTATTGGCTATATTGGTAATGAGTGGGTAAATGGAGAGAGAAAACGCTGGTTATATACTAGAGAAACACCTACTCTATTCGCGGGGAGTCGATTTAAATATATGCCAGATAAGATTCCTTTCGGATACGACGAACTGGTAAATGCAATTGCAGATGCTATTGAAATGGAAGAAAAACGTGATGGCGCAACAGTGGTTGATACAGTTACAGCTAAGTTAGAGACACATCTCAATTTCAATGATGTACGTACTAAAGCACAAGAATTGTGGATGAAGCTGGTGGGAACTGGCGATACCGCAAATCCAGAAATGGCAAATACAATTTTAAAAAAAATAGAAATGACAATGGGCCGGCGTATGAAACTTAGTGAATTTACGGAAGATCAAGTGGATTTGTTAAATCTCGTTGTTATGGATATGGAAGAATTAGAGAAGACACAGGGATGACCTGTGTCTTTTAAATTTGACAAATTCGTAAATCTGTGGTATAATATATATAGAATAAAAAATGGAAGGGTGATAAGATGCCCGAGTGTAGAATTTGTCATATGCCAATTGACAAAACTAAGGGAGAAAATGTTGATTGGATACAGCCATCTAAAGGATGGTATTATCATAAAGAATGTTATTTAACGTGGAAAGCAGCGCCGGCAACAGATGAAGATTGGATTTTAATGATCTATGATTTCTTAGCAAGAGATTTAAAAGTTAAATATGATTATTTTTTGTGTGATGCACAAATAAAAAAATTTTGGAAAGATAATAAAATCAATCCAAAAGGAATCTTTTTTTCTCTGAAATATTTTTATGAAGTCAAACATAATCCTTGGGTTGGACACGGCGGCCTTGGTATAGTTCCATATGTTTTTACAGAAGCAAAAAACTATTGGATTGAGCAAGAGCGCAAGAAACATGGATTCATGAAAGCTCTTGAAGAAGAAGAAAAAGAAAAGGTAGTTATTAAATTAACACGAAAGAGAGAATCAAAAGAAAAATATAATCTTGATGATATTGGAGGCATAGAGTGAGTGGTAGACAAAAATAGTATATTGCAATTATTTGGCTCACTCATGAAGCGGCCGCAATTTTTGAGTGAAACAGATAAGTATCAGCTAAGTCTTGATGATTTTTATTATAAGTTTGATAAATATATCTTTGCGGCAATTGAAAATTTATATCGTGGCGGCGCGAATAGGATTCAACCCATTGATGTAGAAAATTATTTACAGTCAAATGGTGCTGCTTCAGTTATCTTCAAACAGAATAATGGAATTGAATATCTACAAGATGCGGAATATTTATCTGAAACACAGAACTTTGAGTTTTATTACAAGCGGTTAAAGAAGATTAACTTACTGACAAAGCTTCAGAATGATGGTTTCGATATAAGTGAATTTTATATAGAAGATTTAACAAATCCAAAGGCACTTGAAGTAAATAAAAATTTCGAGAAGTTAGAAATAGATGAGATCCTTGATGCTTTAAAAAGAAAAGTATTAGGATTGGAAAATGAGTTCACTCAAAATGAAGTGACTCGTACAGAAAGTGCTTTTACTGGAATTGAAGATATAATTGAAAGCGCACAATTACAAACAGATATTGGTGTACCAGTGCAAGGTGACATACTTAATGAAGTTATTTCTGGTGCGCGGCGTGGCACTTTGATTATTAGAAGTGCGGCCAGTGGTACTGGTAAAACGCGGCAAGCTGTAGGTGATGCTTGTCTAATTGCCTATCCGTTTAGATATGAACCGAAGCAAGATAAGTGGGTTCAAATTGGTAGTGGTTGTAAGACGATGTTTATTGCAACCGAGCAAACTATTCCAGAAATTCAGAAGATGATTTTATCATATTTGACTGGCTTTAATGAATCGAAATTTAGATATGGTAATTTTACTGAAAAAGAAAATAGAATTATTCGTCAAGCAGTTTGGATTATGGAACAATATAAAGATAACTTTTTTATTGTTCAAATGCCAGCACCACGAATTGATTTAGTAAAGAATTTAGTAAGAGAACAAGTATTATTACATGGAATTGAATATGTATTTTTTGACTATATCTTTATTTGTCCGAGTTTGTTAGGAGAATTTAAAGGTATTAGTTTAAGAAATGATGAAATTCTTTTGATGTTCTCGACTGCTTTGAAAGAATTAGCTGTTGAATTGAATATATGTATGTTTACTTCAACACAAGTTAATGCAAATGCAGATTCTAATCAAAATATAAGAAATGAAAGCTCTATTGCTGGATCACGTGCTGTTATTAATAAAGCAGATATTGGTATGGTTATGGCGCGGCCCAGTAAAGAAGAAATTGATTTTTTTGCTAGTACTGGTGAACCTATTCCAACAATTGTAACTGATATATATAAAGTACGAAGTGGTGAATGGACTCAAGTTAGAATTTGGAGTATTGTAGATTTAGGCAATCTACGTAAAGAAGATTTGTATATGACGGATTCACGACTTGAAAAAATTGAAGGATATACAAGACATTTCTTTGAAATGGAATGGGAAAATAATAACTTTAATGAAATTCTTGAGAAAGTGAATGAGATTAAATGATAGATTATCAAGAATTAATTGAACAACTTGACGATAATAAAGTTAAAGTGATGCTGGATAGGTTTAATATTCCTTATGATGACCGTGGTGATTATCTATTGATGCCTACAGTATGTCATAATGAAGATGTAGAATCTGCATCATGGAAACTTTATTATTATAAGAATACTCATATATTTTATTGTTATACAGAGTGCGGAGGATAGAGTATATTTTCTTTTCTTAAGCACTTTTATGAAACAAGAAATATTACGTACGATTGGTTTAATGATATATATGAAGTTATACGCGGTTGTTCTTTTTTTAGTGAAGATGACTATAATCCACATGCATATAAAGCAATTCGAGAAGATTATGATTTAAAGAAAGAACGAAGAGAATTACCAAACTATCCCGAAGGTGTACTGGATTCTTTTATTAAGTATTATCCAATAGAATGGCTTAATGATGGAATTACTAAAGAAGCGATGGATAAATTTAATATAAGATTTTCACCATCGCAAAACAAAATAATTATACCTCATTATGACGTGAGCGGCCGACTCGTTGGAATACGCGGCCGCGCGCTTAATAAAGAAGATATTGAAAATTGGGGTAAATATATGCCAGTTCAAATAGAAGGGAAATGGTATAGTCATCCATTAAGTCTTAATTTATATGGGCTTAACATGACAAAAGAAAATATAAAAGCAACTGGTATCGCATATATAGCAGAAGGTGAAAAAAGCGTTCTTCAAATGGATTCTTTTTCTATTCCTAATTGCGCGGCCGCCGTGTGCGGATCAAAATTAAATAAGTATGCGCTTGATATATTAATACGAACTTGCCATCCACAAGAAATTGTGGTATGTTTTGATAAAGAAGAAGTTTCTAAAAATGAAGAAACTTATTTTGATAAACTATATAATATGTGTTTAAAATATAAAAATTATGCTAACTTTAGTTTTATATATGACAAAGAAAATTTATTAGACTTGAAAGATTCACCAAGTGATAAAGGTGAAGAAGTGTTTCTGAAGCTTCTTCGGGCACGGGTTCGAGTCTGAAAGGAGCAACATGAAAGTAAATCTTGTAAATGAAAACTATACAGAAAACTATCTTGATAATCTGTTGAAGGCGCGTGGTATAACAGACATAGATAAGTATAAGAATCCAAGTTCTATTTGTTTAAATGATCCATCACTTTTGGATAATATAGATACTGGTGCAATTTGGTTTAATGAAATTGTAAAAGAACGAGAATCAAAGATTTTGCTAATAGTAGACTGTGATGTTGATGGTTTTACTTCAAGCGCCATCATGTATCAATATATTAGAGCAATAAATCCAAATCAAGACATCACTTATATGCTTCATGAACATAAAGAACATGGATTAGAAGATCACATTAAACACATTCTTGAAAGCGGTGTAAATTATGATTTAGTAATTCTACCAGATAGTTCAAGTAATGACTATGAATACCATGAACTTTTAAAAGAGCAAGGGACTCGTTGTTTGATATTAGACCATCATGAAATTGATGATGACCAACCCATTAGTGATAATGCATGTATTATTAATAACCAACTTTCATCACGATATCCAAATAAAGATTTAACTGGTGCCGGTGTAGCTTGGTAGTTTTGTCGTTATCATGAAGCCGCAAGTAATCCATCTCTTCCCATTTCGTCTAAATTTATTGACTTGGCCGCGCTTGGAGTTTGTGGAGATATGGGATCTGTTCTTGATTTAGAGAATAGATATATTATGTTAAATGGCTTTAAAAATGTTAATAATTATTTCTTTAAATGTGCCATCGAAAAACAAGCATACTCTATGAATAATGAAGTTACACCAATTAGTGTCGCTTTTTATATTGTCCCTATGATGAACGCGATGATTCGTATGGGGACTATGGAAGAGAAAGAAAGATTATTCCTTGGACTAATTGACGGTCATAGAAAAGTTCCTTGTAATAAACGTGGTGCAAAAGGTACAATGGAAGAAGTAGCTATTGAATCTCTACGTGAATGTACCAATGCAAAAGCTAAACAGAATAGAGTAACTGATTAGATGGTTGCCGAACTAGAGCAGAAGATTTTTAAATATGATCTACTTGAGAATAAAATTCTTTTTGTTCGGCTTGATGAAGATGATGACTATCCACAAGAAGTTACCGGTTTAGCTGCTATGAAGCTCGCTGCAAAGTATAAGCGTCCAACAATACTCGCGCGCAAAAATGATGAAGGATATGATCGTGGTTCTATTCGTAACGTAAGTGATTGTGAATTAACAGACTTAAAAAAGTTCTTAACAGAAAGCGGATATTTTGAATGGGTACAAGGTCACGCAAATGCGGCCGGTGCGTCAATTCTTGATAATAATTTACATTCTTTCCATCAATATGCGAATGAAGCATTAAAAGATATTAATTTTAATGAAGGTATGTATGACGTAAACTTTATTAGAGATTGGTATAGTGAAGATCTTAGTGATCTTATTTATGACTTGGCTGGTAATACTTCAATTTGGGGCCAAAACAATTCAGAACCATTAATTTTTGTGCCAAATATTTATTTGGATAAAACAGATTATAAAGTAATTGGTACTAATAAGGATACGGTTCGTTTTGAAAAGAATGGAATTATTTTTATTAAGTTTCATGCCAATGATTTAATTGAACAATTAAATAATTGTAATGAAATTAAAATTAGTATTGTAGGTAAACCAAATATTAATGAATGGATGGGTAATAGAAGTCCGCAGATTATGATTGAAGATTATGAAGTCATAGATGACTTACTCGCATTTTAAAATGATTTTTGTAATTTGGATTTTAATTAATATATATTGGCTAACAAATATTCATTAAGGAAAGTTAATTTGACTTTCCTTTTATTTAAAAGGAGATAAAATGGTATATCAAGGAAGTAAGAGTAAATATGTTGGAGATATTGTACCAATTCTTCAGCGAATAATTGATAAAGAAAAAATAGAATGCTATCTTGAGCCATTTGTGGGGGGCGCGAACGTCATAGATAAAATTGATTGTAAGCGTAAAATAGGTTTAGATAAATGTTATTCACTTATTAAACTTCATCAGCATGGATAGATAGCGCCAGAAGAAATACCAGCGCATGGTAATCCTGAATGGTGGTATGAAGCGAAAGATATTTATCGTCGTCATCTCGGCGCGCCCTCTATGGAAGAAGAGATGGAAGGCTGGCGTATTGGCGCTATTTAGTTCTTTGGTAGTTTTAATCGTGGCGGTTTTAGTCGTGGTTATGCTAAAGATACTGAAAAGAAAGATTACTATTATGACGCTTATAAAAATTTTATGGAACAAATTAAGAGTCCCAAATATAAAGATATTGAATTTGAATGGTGTGATTATATTAATTTAAAATGGCCAGAAGAAATTAAAACTTTAATTTATTGTGATCCTCCATATCAAGGAACCAAACCTTATGGGTATAAATTTGAAACTGATTTTGATTATGATAGATACTGGAATTGGGTTCGTAAAATGAGTAAACATCATATTGTTATCTGTAGTGAGCAAACTTTCCCAGAAGATTTTGAAATTATTTGGCAAAAAGAAGTTCGACGAACAATGGATAAAACTAATAATTTTAAAGCGGTAGAACGCCTTGGACGATATAAACTTGAAAATTAAAAAGATTTATGATATAATATATATAGAAAATAGAAATGGAGAGTGGTTGAATGGAGAAACTGAACTATCCAGGGAGCTTACATAATCATTCAGATTATTCAAATATTCGTCTGCGTGACTGTATAAATAAACTCGATGATCTTTTTAATTATGCAGGAGAACTTGGACATAAAGTAGCAGCCTTAACTGACCATGAAAGTATTAGTGGATGGGTTAAGGCTGAAAAAGCTGCCAAAAAATTGAAAGAAAAGTATTCAGATCTTAAAGTAATTCTTGGAAATGAGATTTATCTTTGTAGAAATGGATTAAATGCACAGAACTATAATAAAGAAGTTGATAGATATTATCATTTCATATTATTAGCGCGCGACCCAGTGGGTGCCCAACAAATCAGAGAAATTTCAACTCGCGCATGGATGCGTAGTTATATGGCGCGCGGTATGCGTAGAGTTCCAACATATTATAATGATTTATTTGAAATTATTGGGAAGAATCCCGGCCACGTAATTGGTTCAACAGCTTGTCTTGGTGGCGCGCTTCCAACTCAGATTTTAAGGTCAAAAACAAATCCAAGTCTAATTCCGAAGATTGATATTTGGATTGAACAAATGGATAAGCTTTTTGGTCATGGAAATTTTTATTTAGAGATGCAACCATCAAAGAATAAAGATCAAATAGATGTGAATCAGCAACTTTATGAATATGCACAATTTTTTGATTTGCCTTTTATTATTACAACTGATAGTCATTATTTAAAGAAAGAAGATAGAATTGTTCATAAAGCATATCTTAATGCACAGAATGGTGATCGTGAAGTTGATGATTTTTATGCAACAACTTATATGATGGGGACAGAAGAATTAGAATCATATTTTAAATATTTTAATTCTGATGTTCTTCAAATGGCATATGAAAATATTTTAAAGATTAGAGACAGTGTTGAAGATTATAGTTTACTGCGGTCGCTCAAAATTCCGAACTTAAAATGGAAGCCAATTGAGAAAGAACCAGATGGTTTTGGATATGAAGAAATGTGTATGAAAATTCCAATGTTATGGACATTTGCAGAATCTGAGTATGAATCTGATAGATATTTGGTAAAAGCAGTAGTACATGGTATTGATATGCATCCAGATCTTCAAAACCAAGAAGCATATGACGAAATTAATGCATGCCTTGAAGATACATGGGTGTCCTCAAATGTGAATAATGCACGATGGAGTGCATATTATTTAAATCTTCAAAATATAATTGATATTTGTTGGGAGGCTGGGAGTCTTGTTGGGCCTGGACGAGGTTCCGGTGTTGGTTTCATACTTTTATATGTGCTGGATATTACTCAGATCAATCCGCTCAGAGAAACAACCAAATGTTTCCGTTGGAGATTTCTTAATCCTGATCGTGTATCTGTCCTTGACGTTGATTTCGACATTGAAGGCGGGCGGCGTGCTCAAGTTTTAAGTGCGTTTCGTAAATATTATGGTGATGATAGAGTTGCAAATGTCGCAACATTTCGTACAGAAAAATCTAAATCTGCAATTCTTACGGCCGCGCGGGGCCTAGGTATTGATGTAGATATAGCACAATATATTGCAAGTTTGATTCCAGCAGATCGTGGTATGTTAAGAACATTAAATCAGTGTTATAATGGTGACGCTGAAAATGATTTTAATCCGATAAAGCAATTCATTATTGAAATGAATAACTATCCAGAACTTTGGAATGTAGCACAGAAAATTGAAGGATTGATCTGTGGTTCTGGTATCCATGCTGGTGGCGTTATCTTTGTTGATGAACCTTTTACAAATTCAACTGCATTGATGCGGGCGCCAGATGGTACGATTTGTACTCAGTTTGAGCTTCATGACTGTGAAGATGTAAGTCTTATTAAATATGATGCGTTGTCAGTTGAAGCTATGGATAAGATTCATAATTGTATTGATCTTTTATGTGATGCTGGATTAATTGAGCGGGAGCGCACATTAAAAGAAACTTATGAAAATGTAATTGGTATTTATAAAATTGAAAGAGATAATCCAAAGATGTGGGAAATGGTTTGGAATCATGAAATTATATCTTTGTTTCAAATGGAAAAACAATCTGGTATTAATGGAATTGCAACATTAAAACCAACTTCAGTTGATGATCTTGCAATTCTTAATTCTACAATTCGTCTTATGGCTCAAGAAAAAGGTGGAGAAATGCCCACAGAAAAACTTGCACGATTTAAAGCAAACCCAAATGAATGGGAAAAAGAAATGGAACGATATGGGTTGGGCGAAGACGAACGAAAAATTCTTGAACCAGTTCTTGGTATGTCATATGGTCTTTGTATTGCGCAAGAACAATTCATGGAATTAGTTCAGCTTCCAGAATTGGGTGGTTTTAGTCTGACATGGGCAGATAAACTTCGTAAGTCAATTGCAAAAAAGAATCCAAAAGATTATGATGCACTTACAAAAGAATTTTTTGAAGTCACTAAAGAAAAAGGTATTAATCAAAAGTTCACAAATTATGTTTGGAATGTTTTGATTGCAATGAGCCGTGGGTATGGATTTAATCAAAGTCATACGCTTGCATATAGTTTGATCGCTCTTCAAGAAATGAATCTTGCATACCATTATCCAATTATTTTCTGGAATTGCGCGTGTCTTATTAATGACGCGGGCGGTGATGAAAAAGAAGAGATTGATGAAGATAATGAAGTCGTAGAAGAAACTTATTCTTGTGATATAGAAGAATTTGGTAATGATGAAGAAGAAGATGATGAAGATGACGATGAAGAAGTAACAGTTGATAAAAAGAAAAAGAAAACTTCGGCCACGAACTATGGAAAGATTGCAACAGCAATTGGAAAAATGCGTATGAGCGGAATCATCGTTCAGCCACCAGATATTAATAAATCTACATATACTTTTTCTCCAGATATGGAAGCAAATGTAATTCGTTATGGTATTAGCGGAATTACACGAGTTGGAGAAGAATTGGTTAAAACAATTATTGCAAATCGTCCGTATAAGTCTATTGAAGACTTTTTGGCAAAAGTAAAAGTTAATAAAGTGCAAATGATTAATTTAATCAAATCTGGAGCTTTTGATAGTTTTGGAGATCGAGTTGAATTAATGCATAAATATGTTGACATGATTAGTGATACAAAGAAACGTATTACTCTTCAAAATATGAAAATGTTAATTGATTTTGGTTTAATTCCAGATGAATATGATCTTCAGCGTCGAGTATTTAATTTTAATAAATACATAAAGAAAATGAAATTAAGTGAACCTTGGTATGGATTAGATGCGCCGGCCTATAAATTTCTTGAAACTTATTTTGATGTTGATGATTGTGTACCAGATCAATTTACAGAAAGTGGTTTCAGAATTAAACAAGACGTATGGGATAAAATTTACAAAAAACAAATGGATATTATTAGACCATACGTTAAAGAACATAACCAAGAATTATTGGAAGCAGTTAATAATAGATTAACTGCGGATGTATGGAATAAATATTGTTTAGGTAATTTGAGTAAGTGGGAAATGGATTCAGTTTCATTCTATTCGCATCCACATGAATTGGCTAATGTTGATTTAGATCTTTATATGATTGATAACTTTTTTGATTTAAGTGAGCAAGCAGAAGTAGAAAGAGTTATTCCAATTAAAGGCAAACAAGTTCCAATTTTTAGATTACATCGAATTGCTGGAACAGTTTTGGATAGAGATAAGGCAAAGAAAACAGTATCATTATTAACTCCAGATGGAGTTGTATCAGTAAAAGTTTATGGAGCTTTTGAAGCTTATGATAAACAGATCTCAATGAAAGGTCCAGATGGTAAAAAGCACGTAATTGAAAAATCAATTTTCACACGTGGTAATAAGATTATTGTAACCGGTATTCGTCAAGAAGAAAGTTTTATTGCGAAAGTATATCAAGCAACTCCATGGCATAGAATTGAACAGATTACTGATATTAATGGTGATAGATTAGTAATTAAAACAGAAAGGGCAGAAGAAGTCTCATGAGTACAATATTAATATATGATTGGGATTTCTTCCATTATCCCCAAGTCATGCCTAATTTAGAGTGCGCCAAATATGCAGCTTGGCGCAAATAGAAAAAAGATATAGTTGTATTTAACGATAATTTAAATCCATCTATGTATAGCAAAACTTTTTTTAGAAAAGAATATGATGATGGAATTTATGATGACATTATTTTGAATCCAACTGTCGATTATGGCGGCCGCGCCTTCTCGCAGATATATAAACAATTTGATCCAGAAATGGAACATATATATCCAGATTTTGAGATATATCGAAAATATAAAGAGTTATAT